ACTTGGATGGCTAGAAAAGGCTACGACAAAAAGATGGGTGCTAGACCTTTGGCTCGATTGATTGATAACAAAATTAAATCTCCGTTAAGTCGTCGAATTTTGTTTGGAGATCTTAAAGAAGGCGGAGTGATAACAATCTCTATCAAAGATGATGATTTAGATTTTTCTGTAGGAGAGTTTGTGAAGCCATTGACTAAGGCTGAAAGAAAAGCTATGAAAGCTGCCGCTGCACAGGCTCAGGTTGAGAATGTTGAAGCTTAACGTAACTACTAAAAAATTCTATAATAAATGGATCTATAAAGTTACCATTATGCTTCCGGGTGTGGCCATTTATAGGCTACACTCGCTTGATGCTATTCCCTTGCTAGATTTTGATTCTCCTAAAAATACCTATAGCAGTTTAGCCAAGGCTGCTGCTAATAGAGAAGAAATCGTCGCACTAAGTCAGTTTTTAGCTAGATGGGATCGAGAGCTTTGGTCAAAGAGAATTGAACGTTCTAGTATAGACATCTATACCAACGAAAAGGAAATGTATCATAGTCTTAGAGCAGAGTTTGAAGAGTCAGTATCTGCTGTATCAGAACCCGATGAAAAGAATTTAGATATCCTTACTCATACAGGTAGTGTTGTAGTTAAAAAACTACCGCATAACAAATATGTTTACAAAGCATTTTTGTTACCGCATAAGATTAAATCCAAAGAAGATAAACAAAGTTACTTAGATTGGATTAACACCCAAGGCGACAGAATACTAATTAGTGCTATTGTTAGAGATTGGTTTATTAAAACCGATTACAACTGGGACCGTAGATACGTGCTTGTAGAAGATAGTCAAACACTGATGTTGCTAAAGTTAAGAAACTCTGAGGCATTAGGGCGTGTTTACGATTACGTTGTTAGCGATAAATAACTGATGTCCACAGAAAGTTATATTTTAATCAGCAATACTTCCGCTTCGGGCACCGGCGAAAAATGCAAAGGTGCAGGTTACAATCGTCGCAATGACGGATTACACACGGTAGTTTATGCTGTAGATGCCTTTAACGGATCTATTACTGTACAAGGTACGCTAGAACTGTATCCTGCTGAATCTGACTGGGTTGATGTTATCAGCTATGACTTTGGTGGGGATAGTACTGCTGATCATAGTACAACTACATATTCCGAAAACTTTACGGGCAATTTTGTGTGGATACGTGCTACATACACCGTTACAGACGGCACAATTGTCTCTGTCCGTTATAATTATTAACTCCCACTGAACGATAAATATAGTATCATTCTACGGAATCAATACTATGAGAGACCTATTATCTAAATTAGACGGCATTGTCTGCGAAACAAAAGATCACGAAGCTAGTATGGCTCGTGCAGAACTTCTGCAAATTGCTAAAAATGCAAGAACTATCTTTGGCGCTATTCAAGACGGGCAAGAATTACCAGGTTGGGTCAGCAGTTATATTACGCTGGCCAACGATCACTTAAATTCCGTGGCAGAAAAGATGGAATATAACCCAGGGGTTGAATAATGTTACTAAGAGAAATGTTTAGCCCTATAGGCGCACCTAAAGACGAGAAGGATGAGATTGACTGGCTTGGAGATCTAAAGTTTTTTATTGATAACGACAGCGATGTTCTTAGCAAACAGTTCTTTCCTGCAATTAGAAAGCACCAAGAATACAAAGGGCATCCAGATGCTTATAAACTGTACATCAAACCCTTAGAGGGAGTCTGCGAAACATACTGCAACAAATATGATGTAGATGAACGTTCAACTAAATTCCCCAAAGAAAAACTAATTGAATTGGCCAAGCACTTTGCTGAAGAGCAAGAACGTCACATTGAACGTGGGGATTACCATAAAAAATGAAGCTCCGAGAATTATTCGAAGCCGAAGCTAAACACATTGCATTCTGCTTTGGCAGAATGAATCCTCCTACGATTGGACATGAGCAATTATTAAATACTGTTGCAGGAGTCGGTGGGGATTATAAAATTTTTGTAAGCCAAACACAGGATAAAAAGAAAAATCCATTAGACTACAGTACAAAGATTGGATTTATGAAAGCAATGTTTCCAGAATATGCCAGTAACATTGTTCAAGATGCAGGACTCAATACAATTGTAAAAGTTGCAACACACCTTTATGAACAGGGATATCGCCATGCTACGTTTGTAGCCGGTAGTGATCGCCTAGACGATATGGCTAAATTGCTTAAAGATTACAATGGTGTCGATGGCAAGAGTCATGGATTTTATAAATTTGAAACCCTAGACTTTAAATCTAGTGGTGATAGAGAAGATGGCGCTGAAGGTGTTGCTGGAATTAGTGCTAGTGGTGCTAGGGCGGCCGCGGCCAACGGTGACTTTAAAGCATTTGCAGAAGCTACAGGTGCTGGACAATATGCCGAAAAACTTTATGCTGCTGTTCGTAAAGGCATGGGCATTAGCGAAGGCATTGAAGAAGCTGGATTTTTAAATTTCCTTAAAACAGAACCACCTAAAAAGAAATGGGATCCTTCTAAAGATTCAAGAGTAATTAGTAATTATAAAAATAAAGACGATGATTGGATTAAATTGTTAATAGACAAACATCGTAGGGGCATACCACTTACTGATCGTGAATGGAATTCTATAGAGCAGTGGAAATTAAAACGTGCTATGCAAGGCGAAGAAGTTGAAGAACACATTGTCAAAGTTAAAGGCGGTTACGAATTAAAAAGTAAGCACGGTGATAAAAATCTAGGCAAGTATCCAACTAAGGCCGGTGCTGAAAAGCGTGAAAGGCAAGTTCAGTTTTTTAAGCATAAGGGTTAATTATGAGAGCAGTTGAATTTATTATCGAAGGTAAAAAACATCGTAGAGACAAAAGACATACTATTAAACCTCGCGGAGCAGAATCTCACGAAGACTCTACTAAGAAAACTGAATCAAAAGATGTTAGACATCTAAAAGTAGATGCTGAAAAACCACGTAACTTTGTAGCCAAGAACGCTAAGATGGGCGGCGCTGGTGCGCATAAAGATAAAAAGAAAGCAGAAAAGCAAGGCGATTTTAAACACAAAAAAGATCAGATGTCTATGGAAGATACCTTAAGTGAATTATCTAATGATTTATTAGGTCGCTATAAAAAAGCTGCTGGCGCTGATGCTAGTGCCGCAGACAAAGAAGGCGACTACGAAAGAGGCAACAAACGATTTAAAGGCATTGTCAAAGCCACTAATAAACAATTTGACAACGATGCAAAGAAAAACAAATGATTGATATTACAGAATCTGCTAAAAATAAAATTAAGGATATCTTATATGATGAAGGTAATCCTAAAATGTCCCTACGTACATTTGTACAAGGTGGCGGGTGCAGTGGATTCAGTTATGGTTTTACACTCGATGAGGAACAAAACGAAGATGATTTTGAAATTCCTCTAGACGAATTTAAAATACTTATAGACGCTATGAGTATGCAATATCTACAAGGTGCAAGCATTGATTACAAAGAAGAGCTTATGGGCAGTCAATTTGTAATTAAAAATCCCAATGCTCAATCAACCTGTGGATGTGGGAGTAGTTTTTCTGTATGAAACAATATCGTGTAACCTACAAAGTTGATACTAGCTTAGAACAAGACTGTGTTCTAGATGCTAATGACCCGATGTATAAAATGAAAGAAGAACAATTCTTAGGATCCATTCCAGGGGTTGATACTTATCTAATATATCCAGAACAAAAAGGAGAAGAGGATCGTCCTAGAAATCCTTACAGCCAAGTATGAAAATAATAGAACTGTTAACAGAAGCCAAGGCAGTTAAACAACGTCTAGATCCTAAGTGCTGGACTGGCAAGCACAAAGAAGGCACCAAGATCAAAGGTGGCGTTAGAGTCAACAACTGTGTACCTAACGAAGGCATTGAAGAAGCAGGTTCGCCGGCACAGCAGGCAGCTATTGCTATCAATATGAAAAAGCATCACAAGAAGCCTAAGAATGAAAGTCTAGAGCTTGCTGAAGAGTTTGATATGATTGAAAGCATCATTGAACAGATTGCAGATCAACATGCTGTTGATGTTGACCTTGTATGGGAAGATCTATCAACTCTTACAGATGATGAATTGTATGTGTTTGCTGTAACATCCGAACTTATTAACGAAGATTGGCAAAAGGCCAACAAACGTGACAAGACTGACGGCATGAGTCAAAAGGCTGTTAATTCTTATCGTAGAGAAAATCCAGGCTCAAAATTAAAAACTGCTGTTACCACCAAGCCTAGCAAATTAAAGCGAGGTAGTAAGGCCAGCAAACGCCGATCAAGTTATTGTTCTAGATCAGCTGGCCAGCAGAAGATGCATAATATCAGCTGTAGTAAAACTCCAGACAAAGCAATCTGTAAAGCAAGACGACGCTGGAACTGCTAATGCGAGCTCACGAGTTTATCAATGAAAACTTTGCCGATGGTAAAAAGCCTGGACGCAAAGGTCTTGCTAAACGCAGTGGAGTTAATACCAAAGCCAGTGTAAGTAGCCTACGTAAAACTGCTAAGAATTCATCAGGTGAAAAAGCTCGCATGGCACATTGGTTAGCCAACATGAAAGCTGGTCGTGCCAAGAAAGAAGACCTAACAGACGAAGGGTGGAAAGACTGGGTAGCTGGTGCTGCCTTAGGTGCTGCTGCATTAGGATCACATGGTGATGCTGAAGCTGCTAAAAAGAAACCTGTAGAAAAACCCAGCATTGTACAACAGGTCAGCAAACAAGATATTGCTAAAACAGTTACAGGCAATCCGCACGAAGTGGTACTAAAGAAAGCAGCAGAAAAAGCTGGCATACAAGGTCAAGAGCTTGCGGCGTTTCTTTCACAATGTGCTCACGAAACTATGGACTTTAAACACATGAAAGAAATAGGCGGTAGCTTGGATTTTAAAAAATACGATCCTAAATTTGCTCCAAAGAAAGCCAAAGCACTAGGAAATACCAAACCCGGAGATGGTGCCAAGTACAAAGGGCGTGGATACATCCAATTAACCGGAAAGTACAACTATACCAAAGCTGGTCAAGCACTGGGTTTACCTTTAGCAGAAAAGCCACAACTAGTAGAAAAACCCGAAGTAGCCGCTAAAGTAGCTGTATGGTTTTGGAAGGAACGAGTCAGCAATAAGGCCATAAGCTACGATAATGTTAAAGATGTTACCAAAGGCATCAATCCCGGACTTAAACACCTTGATCAACGCAGTGATAAACTTAAATCGTTTCAGGTAGCAATGAAATAAATACTATATGAAAATACGTGAAGTCTTTGAATCAGCTACAGCAGGAGCAACTAGTGCCGCTAATATAGGTACTGTTGTAAGCCCGCACCTAGCCATTGGAAAAGACCGCGGAAACAAGAGCTACACAGGCAGTCCGGGCAAAAGCGGTACAAAAGCACCAGCTGTTCCCCAAGCTGTACAAGCTAAAAACAAGGATGGTACAGCCAAAAATGCCCTCGATATGAAAGGCTCCAATATATTTGGTGGCGGCTCTGCAATCAAAAGATAAATACAATACGACCTTTAAAACTTAGGATTTTTAAAAATGGACTTTAAATCAATACTCAGCAAACTAGACAGCATGGATGCTCCAATCGCTACTCCAGCTGCACCAACAATTGCCAAAGCTGTACAGCTTAACGAAGATGCACAACTTCGCGTTCTATCTGGCCAAACTACATACGTAGCAGAAGCCAAGAAAAAGAAAGACGAAGAAGTCAAAGAAGAAATGAAAGTTGGTGATAAAAAGCCAAGTTCAACAGGTGGTACTATTGAAAAGACTGCTACTGGTGTTAAGCACACAGCAGGTAAGAACTACGGTGGCAGCAAAGCTGAAACCGACAGTGATGAAGATGACAAGCCAGCTAAGAAGAAGGCCAAGAAAGAAAGCATTGAACCAGAATTTAAATCTAAGTTTATGAAGATGGTCGAAGCTAAAAAAGAAGAAGCAGCAGACAAAAAGAAAGCTGATAAGAAAAAGAATATGGAAGAAGGTTCTAAGCCAGACTTCCTAGACATGGATAAAGACGGCGACAAGAAAGAGCCAATGAAGAAAGCTGTTGCTGATAAAAAGAAAGGTGATGGTCCTAAGAAAGGTGTAAATCCGTTTGCCAAGAAAGATGAGTCTGTAAAAACTTCTAAAAAGGTTGTTGCCGAATCATTTGAACAAAAATTAACTTTTCGTGAAATGATGAAGTTGGTTGTTGAAAGCGGAGGCCAGCAACAAATTGATGCAGTTGATCAAGAGTTGTTTGCTTGGGCACAACGTATTGCCAAACAGAAATTAGGCGAAGGCATGAAGGCCGAAGTCTATGCAGGTATGGTCTACGAGCGCATGGGTGGTGTATTTGAAATGTACGATGTACTAGCAGAAGACCAAAACTAATCAGTCCAATATGGACCCTCAAAGCCGGTTAATCATTGACCGGCTTTTTCTTTGACTATATAATAGTTCTATAGGAGAACACTTATGTCGACAAGAATGTATGGACCCGAAGAAAAAGCTAAACTGGAAAGATTAATCACCGAAGGTGGAAATGTCTTACGTGAAGTAGAAGACCTCAAGGAAGGTTTAAAAGAAACGGTTAAAGCAGTAGCAGAAGAACTACAAATTAAACCTAGTATTATTAATAAAGCAATTTCCATTGCACATAAAGATAATTGGAAAGACCACGAACAAGAATGGAATGACATTGAAATGATTCTTGGCGTAACAAAACGTTTGCCTGAATGAATGAAATATTAAAACCAACTCTAGAATGGATCAAGGATGACTGGAGTTCAAATAAGCCTAGGTTTATTGTTGAGCTCCTTGCTTGGGCTGTATCTATTGGCTGTAGTATCACAATGGCAGTCACAGTCCCTTCTCCTCCTCTTCTCATACTATATCCTGTCTGGATTAGTGGCTGTGCTATGTATGCTTGGGCTGCATGGACTAGGAAGAGTTTTGGTATGTTGGCTAACTATATCTTGCTAACCGCAATTGATAGTCTAGGCCTAATAAGAATGATAATTAATTAAATAAAGTAAGAAGGTAGGCGGGCCATAAACCGCACAGTTGGTATTTGTCTGCCACAAAAGACATAGGAGAATAATTTGAGTTACGTAGACGCTTTCTATAATCGAGAGCAGGATATCATTAATGTTGTCGAACGAGACGACAAAGGTGTTAGGCATTATAAAGAATATCCTGCCCGTCATATATTTTATTACCCAGACCCTAAAGGTAAATTTACCTCAATCTTTGGACAACCGTTAACACGAGTTAGTTCCAAAAACGTCAAAGAACATCGAAAAGAACTTGCTATCTACAGTGGCAAAAAGTTATTCGAAAGCGATATCAATCCCATTTACCGCTGTCTAGAAGACAACTATCTTAATGTTGATGCACCAAAACTAAATGTAGCATGGTTTGACATTGAGGTGGACTTTGATCCAGAACGAGGCTATGCAAGCCCAGAAGATGCATTTATGCCAATCACTGCGATTGCTGTTCACCTACAATGGTTAGACACTATGATCTGTTTGGCTATTCCGCCCAAGACCCTGAGTATGGAAGAAGCCAAGAAGCAAGTTGAGGAATTTCCTAACACCTATTTGTTTGACAATGAAGCAGATATGTTAGACATGTTCTTAGATTTGATTCAAGAAGCAGATGTACTAAGTGGCTGGAACAGCGAAGGCTTCGATATTCCTTATACCGTTAATCGTGTTACCAAAGTTCTAAGCAAAGAAGACACACGCAGATTCTGCCTTTGGAATCAATTCCCTAAGAAACGAGAATACGAAAAGTATGGAAAAGCCGCTGTTACTTATGATTTTATTGGTCGTGTTCATTTGGACAGTCTCGAGTTGTACCGCAAGTACACCTATGAAGAACGACACACCTATAGGTTGGATGCTATTGGAGAAATGGAGATAGGTGAGAACAAGACTGTCTATGAAGGTACACTTGATCAACTGTATAACAATGATTTTCGAAAGTTTATTGAATACAACAGACAAGACTGTGCCTTACTAGATAAACTTGACAAGAAGCTAAAGTTCATGGATCTTGCCAACACACTGGCACATGAATGTACTGTGTTGCTACAGACCACAATGGGTGCTGTAGCTGTAACTGAACAGGCCATTATCAATGAAGCTCACAAACGTGGATTCATTGTTCCTAATAGAATATCTCGAGAAGAAGGTTTTAGTAATCAGGCTGCTGGTGCTTATGTTGCCTATCCTAAGAAAGGTATTCACGAGTGGATCGGCTCATTAGACATTAATTCACTGTACCCCTCTGCAATTCGTGCCTTGAACATGGGGCCAGAAACCATTGTAGGACAACTACGTCAAGATGGTACTAAAGCATTCATTGAAGGGGAAATTGCCAAAGGTAAAAGTTTTGCTAGTGCATGGGAAGGTATATTTGGCAGCTTAGAATATACTGCGGTAATGAACAGAGAAGTTGGTCGTGAAATTACCATTGACTGGGAAGATGACCGTAGTGATACATTATCGGCTGCACAACTTCATGATCTAATCTTTGACAGCAATCAACCTTGGATGCTTAGTGCTAATGGAACTATCTTTACCTACGAAAAAGAAGGTATCATTCCCGGCCTGTTAAAACGTTGGTATGCAGAACGTAAAGACATGCAAGCTAAACTTAAAGACTGTATCAAAGCAGGTAACAAGATTGAAGAAGAATACTGGGACAAGCGACAGTTAGTTAAGAAAATTAACTTGAACAGTTTGTACGGTGCTATTTTAAATCCTGGTTGCAGATTCTTTGACAACCGCATTGGACAGTCAACTACACTAACAGGTCGTGCCATTGCTAGACACATGGCTGGTAAAGTAAATGAGATCATCACAGGAACCAATGATCACGTAGGAAAAGGAATTATCTATGGTGACACTGACAGTTGTTATTTTAGTGCTTATAGCACTCTCAAGAAGGACATTGAAAAAGGAAACATCCCTTGGTCTAAAGAAAACGTCATTGAACTCTACGACACCATCGGTGAAGAAGTAAACTCAACTTTCTCTAAGTTTATGCTAGACGCTTTCCACTGCCCAAAGACACGTGGTGAAGTTATTAAAGCGGGTCGTGAAATTGTTGCAAGTCGTGGCCTGTTCATTACCAAGAAACGTTATGCTGTACTGTATTACGACAAAGAAGGCAAACGTGCAGACATAGATGGCAAGCCAGGCAAGATCAAGGCCATGGGTCTTGATTTGAAGCGTAGTGATACTCCTGTGGTTATTCAAGACTTTTTAAGTGAGGTGTTGACTATGGTCCTAAATAATGGTACCAAAGAGGATGTGCTTGAATACATTACTAACTTCCGTACAGAGTTTAAAACTAGACCCGGTTGGGAGAAAGGTTCGCCCAAACGTGCAAACAAAATTTCAGAATATCGCGACAAAGAAAAGAAAGCAGGTAAGGCGAACATGCCCGGACACGTTCGTGCAAGTCTTAACTGGAACACTTTGAAACGTATGATGGATGACAAATATTCTATGGCTATTACGGATGGTGCAAAAGTTATTGTCTGTAAGGTCAAAGACAATCCAATGGGATAT